CCAGAAGCAAAGATTTTCCAAAAGCCTGAACAGGAGGAGACTCCTGCGAAGAATGAGTTGGATGAGATCAGCGAAGGCGTCCAAAAACGTATCTCTAAGCTCACTGCACGCATGCGCGAAGCCGAGCGCCGTGAGCAGGCAGCCCTTGAATACGCCAAGGGCCTGCAGAGCCAAACACAGTCACTCCAGCAAAAGCTTGTACAGACGGATTACAGCCGTTTGAACGAAGCTAAGACCCGTCTGGAGACACAGCAAACCCAGTTGCGTCAAATCATCGCCAAAGCGCGTGAAGAGAACGACATCAACACTGAGTTGGAAGCGCAAGAGCGCCTTTCTGCTTTGGTGGGTGAGCAGCGTCAAGTAGCAGGTTGGTTGCAATCGCAGCAAGAAGCGGTTGAACAACATCGCAATGCACCAGTACAGCAAGCACCTGCTGCGCAACCTCAACGTCCTGTCCCTAGCCCTCGTGCCGAGGAATGGGCAGAACAAAACTCGTGGTTTGGACAAGACCGCGTGATGACTTATGCTGCGTGGGGCATACACCAAACACTTGTTGAACAAGAAGGTGTTGACCCCAGTTCAGATGAGTACTATACTGAACTTGACAAACGAGTTAGGAATACTTTTCCAGACAAGTTTAAAGACCAATCCAGACAACAGCGTTCCGCGCCTGCTGTTGCCCCTGCCGCCCGTAGTTCGGGAATAAATAGTGCGCGCCGTACTGTCCGGCTTTCGCCGAGTCAGGTTGCTATAGCAAAAAAACTGGGCGTTCCTCTTGAAGAGTATGCCAAGTATGTTAAGGAGTGAAACAATGACTAAAGTTACTATCGACAAAGCCCCTCGCGCAACCCGCGATACGGAAAAACGTCGCCGTCCTTGGACCCCTCCCTCACGTCTTGACGCGCCTCCTGCCCCTGAAGGGTTTAAGCATCGTTGGATCCGTGCCGAAGTGAATGGCCATCTGGATAAACAAAACGTCTACGGACGTCTTCGTGAGGGCTATGAACTAGTCCGTCTTGAAGAGTTGCCAGAAGAATATCAAGGCATGATGCCTACCGTTGATGACGGTAAGCATGCTGGAGTGGTTTCTGTAGGTGGACTTTTGCTTGCAAGAGTTCCTGATGAGACCATTGCAGAGCGCAACGAGTATTACCGTCGTAAGGCTCAGGAACAGTTACACGCTGTTGACAACGAGATGATGCGAGAAAACGCTCACTCTACAATGCGGATTCAGGCTCCCGAGAGGAGCTCGCGCACAACATTCCGTCAACAATAAAACGTTGATTTTTTAATTTTTGTAGGAGCTACAAATGGCAAACGTCAATAAGCCTTTTGGCCTGCGTCCCGTTGGTAACCTGTCCGCTACTGGTGCTCAGAAACAGTACGGCTATCAGATTGCTGACAACCAAGCCGGAGCAATTTTCCAAGGCGATTTAGTTGTCGTATACGACGGCTACATCATTAAGTATGACGCATCTACGCACACTGCCCCAACAGGCGTGTTCAACGGTTGCCAATACTACGATCCCACACGTGCTAACAAGCCTACGTGGAAAAACTACTACCCCGGTAGCGTGAACATTACGCAAGGCATTATTGCTTGCGAAGTGTTGGATGATCCTTCACAACTGTTCTTGGTGCAAGCCGACGGCGCAGTTGCCCAAGCCAACATCGGTAAGAATGCTGATCCTACTGCTTCCACAACTGGTAGCACTGTGACTGGTATTTCTAACGGTACATTGGGTACACCCGCGAAGACTGCTGCATTGACTATGAAAATTGTTGGTTTGAGCGATCAGCCTGACAATGAATTGGGTCAATACGCTGTGGTTGTTGTTAAACTTAATCAACACCAGTACGGTAGTACCGGCGTTGCTGCTGACGGAGCATAATCATGGCTATTACACGTTCCCAACTAGTAAAAGAACTTGAGCCCGGCCTGAACGCACTGTTCGGTTTAGAGTACAAGCGTTACGAAAACGAGCACGAGCAGATCTTCTCTATCGAGACTTCTGACCGTGCATTTGAAGAAGAGGTCATGTTGACTGGCTTCGGTTCTGCTCCAGTGAAAACTGAGGGTGCCGGCGTTCAGTACGACACAGCACTGGAATCTTTCACAGCCCGCTACACACACGAAACCGTTGCTATGGCTTTCGCGTTGACAGAGGAAGCTGTGGAAGATAACTTGTATGACCGCTTGTCTGGTCGTTACACCAAAGCTATGGCTCGTTCAATGAGCTTCACAAAGCAAGTAAAAGCTGCTTCTGTGTTGAACAACGGTTTCACTGGCGGCAACTATGCCGGCGGCGACGGCGTTGCATTGTTCGCAACCGATCACCCAACTGCTTTGTCTTCCAACTTTGCTAACACTCCCGCAGTGCCAGCAGATTTGAACGAGACATCGTTGGAGCAGGCTTTGATCGACATCGCCGCGTTCATCGACGAGCGTGGTTTGAAGGTCGCTTTGACTGGTCGCAAGATGATTGTTCCTAAGGAACTGCAGTTCACTGCAGAGCGCCTGATGAAGAGCACTTTGCGCACTGGCACTGCTGATAACGACATCAACGCTATCAAGTCCATGGGCATGCTCCCAGAAGGCTACTCTGTCAACCACTACTTGACAGACGTCAACGCTTGGTTCATCATCACTGATGCACCTAACGGCTTGAAAATGTTCCAGCGTTCACCCATCAAGACTGCCTTTGAAGGCGACTTTGACACCGGTAACGTTCGTTACAAGGCTCGTGAGCGTTACAGCTTCGGCTGGTCTGACCCACGTGGCGCTTACGGTTCGCCCGGCGCTTAATATTTCTTCGGAAATATGTGAAGGGGGCCTTGTGCCCCCTTTTCTTTTGCGGTATATTGGTATCACTCCGGGCTTTCCGGTGCATCAAACAGTCCCGGCTGACGACATACAGATTGATGCGCCTAACTTGTATGTAAGGAAAAATCATGGCATCTACCACGTTTAATGGACCAGTTCGTTCCGAGAATGGCTTTCAGTCCATCACCAAAAGCTCCACCACTGGCGCAGTCACTGTAGACGCCACCTTTGGCACCGCTACTTCGGTCACCACGTTGGCTGTTTCTGGCGCGGCCACTGTTGGTTCTTTGATTGGCGGTGTGCAGGCCCTGTCGGGCGCTGGCGCAGTCAACCTGACCACCTTGGTGACTTCTTTGACCACCACGGGCGCTGCTCAGGCCTTAACGCTGGCTGACGGCACCGCAGGTCAAATGAAAATCATCACCCACACCGTGGACGGCGGCAGCGCAGTGCTGACCCCCACCACCAAGATTGGTTTCTCCACCATCACCTTCACCGCTGTTGGTGACGCCGTGACCTTGGTCTACACCGCCGCAGGTTGGGCAGTTGTTGGTTCCAAGGGCGCGACCATCGCTTAATAGGGGGCCGACATGGGCTTTCAATATGACGTAAAAGCGAAAACGGTGACCAGTACCGGTGCTTCCGGTATTGGTACTCCCCGTGCTCGCATCAAGGCGGTGTACGCCTTATTGGGGGCTTCAGCTGGTTCGGTATCTTTTACTGACGGCAGTGCTGGCGGCACAGAGCTCCTCAAGTTCGACACCCCCGTAAGCTCTGCCACAGGCTATCTGTACGCCCTCATCCCAAATGACGGTGTGCGGTTTGAGGCAGACCCCTACATCACTCTCACGAACGTGACTTCGGTGACGTTCTTCTACGGCTAAGGAGTCCACCATGGGACGAGCAGCAAAAATGTCAATTTCTGAGTATCAGGGCGAAATGCAGCCCGGTGCTCAAAAGCAGGACATGTCTAAAGGCGGTCCGAAGCAGACCCCGCGCAAGGATTACCAGAAGCCTTCCGCTTCTGTTGCCCCTCGCGGCGTGGGCATGGCCCGCAACAAGCAGTGCAAGATGTACTGAGATGGCTAAGACTCCCGCTTGGCAACGCAAGGAAGGGAAGAACCCTGCTGGCGGCTTAAATGCCAAAGGCAGGGCCTCCGCAAAGGCTCAGGGCATGAACCTGAAGCCTCCGGCTCCTAGCCCCAAAACCAAATCAGACAAAGGGCGCAAGGCGTCCTTTTGCGCTCGAATGGAGGGGATGAAGAGCAAGTTGACCAGCGAGAAGACAGCCAAGGACCCGAATAGCCGGATCAACAAAAGCCTGAGAGCATGGAAGTGCTGAAATGGAATGGGCTGTAGTATGGAACAGTGCGATAACCGTTGTCCTTGCTTTCATGGGCATGGTTATGCGTTCCCGGGACAACGAACTGGGCGTTTTGCGGGATGACCGCAAGCGTGACCGCGAAGAGTTGGACCGACTGCAGGTGCTTTTGAACCGCACTCGCGAAGAGGTGGCTAAGGAGTACGTGACCAAGGTTGAGGTGCATGCGGATATCAATCGAGTCCTTGTTCGATTGGAGCAACTCGATGCCAAACTGGATCGGTTGATTTTGGAGAAGCACAATGCCAGCGGTAAGTAAGAAGCAGAAGCGACTGATGGACGCTGCGGCGCACAATCCGGGGTTTGCCAAGAAGGTGGGTATTCCAATGTCCGTTGCAAAGGACTATAGTGAGTCCAGCAAGGGTCTTAAATTCAGAAAAGGTGGTGGTGAAATGAAAAACTGTGGAACCAAAAAAGGCTATGCCAAAGGTGGTCTGGCGATGCGCGGTGAAGGCATTGCCAAAAAAGGTTTTGCCAAGGGCGGCGCGGTCACGGCTTCTGGCCCTGATACGGCAGGTCCTCAAGGCAAAATGCTTAGCGAACCCGTTCGCAAGACCGTGTCTGGCGACAAAGTAAACGTGCGGGGCGTTGGCGCTGCACGTGCTCGCGTAGCTACCATCTATTAAGCCATGGCTACTTCCGGCACATCCGACTTCAATCTGGAGTTTGATGACATCATCGTCGAGGCGTATGAGCGCTGCGGCATAGATGTCAGGGATGGCTACGACATGAAGACCGCGCTTCGCTCGGTCAACCTCCTGTTTGCGGAGTGGGCCAACAGGGGCTTAAACCTTTGGACGATTGAACAGCGACAAGTCACCCTGACTGCGGGGGTGTACCAATACACCCTTCCGACAGACACTGTAGATGCCTTGTCTGCGGTCATTCGCACAAATGAAGGCCTGTCGACGCAGCAAGACATCACGGTGGACCGCATTGGCTATGCAGAGTATCTGCACGTGCCCAATAAAACGACACTGTCTCGCCCCGCTCAGTGGTTCCTGCAGCGTACCAACCCTCCAGTGCTCTTCTTGTATCCTGCTCCTGACGCCACGCAGACGTGGATTTTCCGCTACTACGCTGTCCGCCGCATTCAGGATGCGGGCACCTTCACCAACACCGCTGATGTGGTGTTCCGTTTCTTGCCGTGTTTGGTGGCAGGCTTGTCCTACTATCTGTCGGTCAAGAAGGCCCCGGACCGTGTGCAGTTGCTCAAGGGAATGTACGAGGAAGAGTTCACCCGTGCCGCCAACGAAGACCGCGAAAACTCCGGCTACTTTGCAGTGCCGATGTACCAGTCGAGGTAATCATGGCAGCAGGGTACGTCTCCGGCAAATTTGCAATTGCACTCTGTGACCAGTGCGGTCAGCGCTTCAAGTTGAATGCGCTGATCAAAGACTGGAAGGGGTTCAAGGTTTGCCGTGAGTGCTACGAGCCCAAGCATCCGCAGTTGGAGCCCAAGCGCACGATCAACGAGCCGATTGCCTTGTACCAGCCTCGCCCAGAGGCAAGAATGGCTGTTACAGTCTATGTGGGCTGGACAGTGGACACGTCAATTGCGAGTATTGGCATGCAGCCCATGCCATACGCCAAGCAGTTGTATGCAGGCGGGGTGCTGTCTCCAGTTACGGTGGTGATCACATGAACTACACAGAACTCAAAGCGGCGATTGAAGACTACACCGAGAACACGTTCACGGAGACAGAGCTCGCCACATTCATCAGTCAAGCAGAGCAGCGCATCTACAACACGGTGCAGCTTGCCAACTTGCGCAAGAACGTCACGGGGCACCTGTCGGCGAACAACAAATATCTGTCTGCTCCCAACGATTTTCTGTCGGTGTATTCGCTGGCCGTGATTGATGACGCAGGGGACTACAGCTTTCTGAAGAACGTCGATGTCAACTACATTCGGCAGGTGTATCCTTCGGCCTCCCTCACCACGCTGCCCAAGTATTACGCCATCTTTGGCCCGGTGACCAACTTGCAAACCGAGCTGTCGTTCATCGTTGGTCCCACGCCGGATCAGGCGTATGAGGTCGAGCTGCACTACTATTACTACCCCACTTCCATGACCAACACGGTGGACAACCCCACTGGAACCACTTGGCTGGGCGACAACTTCTCTTCTGCGTTGTTGTATGGCTCGTTGGTGGAGGCCTACACCTTCATGAAGGGCGAACAGGATTTGATGGGTGTTTACGATGCCAAGTACAAGGAAGCACTGATGCTGTTGAAGAACTTGGGCGATGGCAAACAACGTGGCGATGCCTACCTCGATGGGCAAGTTAAGGTCAAGGTGCAGTAATGTTCACAGCAGGACTCGTCACCAGTTTCAAAAAAGAAGTGCTCCTTGGGGTGCACAATCTTTTGACGGACACCATCAAGATTGCCCTGTACGATTCCTCGGCGATTTTGGGGCCCACCACCACCGTCTACACCACACTTGGCGAAGTATCCAGCTCAGGCTATACGGCAGGCGGCTTGGTGCTGACTTCTGCGCAAGTTGACGGAGGCAACGGGACAGGCTATGCCAGCTTTGCTGACCCGATTTGGTATGCCACCACCTTTTCAGTTCGTGGGGCCCTGATTTACAATGCCTCCAAAAGCAACAAAGCTATCGGGGTGTTCAATTTTGGTCTGGATCAGGTCACTCTGACTCAGGAATTCAAGATTCAGTTCCCCGCATTTACCCCTGAATCAGCAGTGATTCGTATCACATAAGGAGCATAAAATGCTTGCAGAAAACTCGAAGGCCGCCGATAGCGTTGCAGCATCCCTGACCCGTATGGCTGGCTCGGGTGAAACTGCCTCTGCCAAAGGCGTTTACACACTGGAATGCCGCGATGCTGAAGGCAATCTAAAGTGGGGGCAAGACATCTCCAACTTGGTTGTGAACGGCGGCTTGCAGGACATGAACGCCAAGTATTTCACTGGCTCGTCCTACACGGCAGCTTGGTACGTGGGCCTGTATGGCGCAGGTGCCAGTAACACGCCCGCAGCAAGCGATACCGCCTCTTCGCATGCTGGATGGACCGAAATCACGCCTTACAGCAACGCCACGCGCCCTGCCTGCACGTTTGGTACGCCCACCACGGCAAACCCGTCTGTAGCAACCAACAGCGCCTCTCCTGCTGCGTTCAACATCAACGCCACTGCCACGGTCGGCGGCGCTTTCTTGATCAGCAACAGCACCAAGGGCGGTAGCACCGGCACGTTGTTCTCGGCATCTGATTTCCAGTCGCCCGGGGACCGCACGGTGGCTTCTGGCGACACGCTGAATGTGACCTACACCTTCAGCCTGACCGCAACCTGATAGGAGAGACACATGGCTTTCAAAATTGGTGACACCGTAAAAGTCAAGGCTGTTGTGCCTCAGGGCCCCGTTCAGCGCATGCGCATGGACGAGACCACTGGCGAAATCTCGTATCTGGTCGAGTGGGTCGATATCGAGGGTCAAACGCAACAACGCTGGTTCACGGAAGCTGAGCTTACCGGGGCCTGATCATGGCCGAAGGCGGCTGGGGTTCAGGCACCTGGGGAGAAGCTGGATGGGGCATGTCGGTTTACTACCGAGACGCCTCAGAAGCTGCCTCTGCCGCCGATACTGAAGTCGCTTCTGCCAATACTTTCAACTCCGCCGTGGCGGAGACGGCTTCTGGCGTTGATTCCGTCTCTTCCCAGCAGGTGTTTGCCTCCAGTGTGTCGGAAGCTGCCTCTGGCGTGGATGAGGTAGCGGCCCAGCAGGTGTTCGCGACAGCCGTTTCTGAGGCCGCCAGCGGGGTCGACAGCATTTCCGCCGCCCAGACCTTTGACACAGCCGTTTCTGAGGCCGCCAGCGCGGCGGAAACCGTTGCTGCAGGGCAGGTATTTGCTTCTTCAATCGATGAGGCCGCCTCTGCAACGGAGTCCGTGAGTTCGGCACAGGCATTTGTGTCCTCAGTGGCCGAGACCGCCAGTGGCGTGGATGAGATTTCCTCTGCCCAGACCTTTGTGACGGCTGTTACTGAAGCGGCATCTGCCGCCGATTCCATTTCTGCCGCCCAGATTTTTGAAACGGCTGTCTCTGAAGCTGCCAGTGCAGTGGAAACTGTGGCAGCAGGGCAACTTTTTGCTGCTTCCGTAGCCGAGGCCGCCAGTGGCGCGGACCTGTTAGATGCCTCGTTTGGCTACTTCACCTATATTGCAGAAACGGCATCGTCGGCGGATGAAATCAGTGCGCTGGGGGTGTTCCCGGTTTCTGTGGTTGAAAATTCCTCAGCCTCTGATACCATTGCAGCAAAGCAGGTCTTCGACACAAGGGTGTCCGAGGCCGTGTCTGCTCAGGACTCAATGGCTGCGGCGATGCGTTTTGTCGTATCGATTGCAGAAGGGGCGCTGGCAGCGGACACCATCGTGGGTCAATTTCTATGGAATGAAATTGATGACACGCAGACCCCCAACTGGCAGAATATCGCCAACACACAGGGTCCCGGCTGGTCTGAAATTGATGACACGCAGGCCCCTAGCTGGCAAAATATCACGAACACGCAGGGTCCCGGTTGGTCCGAGATTTCTGATGTGCAGACACCCAATTGGCAAGAAATTGTCATTTAAGGACGAGCTATGACGACTGCTTACACATCTTTGCTTGGTTTGGCCCTCCCGGTCACTGGCGAACTTCAGGGCACTTGGGGCGACACGGTCAACAACTCCATTACTTCCCTGCTTGACACGGCCATTTCGGGCACCACCACACTGAGCACGGATGCTGATGCCACGCTGACCACGACCACTGGCGCGGCCAACCAAGCACGGCAAGCGATTATTTTGTGGACGGCAAACGGCACGACCACACGCAACATCACGGCTCCTGCGCAGTCCAAAATCTACACGGTCATCAACGCATCGGCGGGAACACAAAGCATCGTGCTGCGCGGCGCAGGCCCCACCACCGGTGTGACCATCATCAAGGGCGAATCGGCTGTCTGCGCATGGAACGGCTCGGACTTCATCAAGATTAGCAACACCAGTGGCGGCGGTTCTTTTACCGACTTGACGGTTTCGGGCAGCTTGACCCTCTCCGGCGGCACTGCAAACGGCGTGGCATATCTCAATGGTTCCAAGGTAGTCACCACGGGGTCTGCGCTTACGTTTGATGGGAACACGCTTACTGCTACCAATACCAGCGGCAACGCAATCATCGCTTCTCGCGGTGGAAAAGATTTGCGTTTCAGCGGCAACTACGCTGGAGCAAACACTCACGCAGTCATTTCAACAACTACTGGGATGGCGCTGGCTTTCATGGATGAAAGCAGTGAGTTCATGCGCCTGACCAGCACTGGTTTGGGTATTGGGACAAGTTCGCCTTCTTATAAGTTGGATGTGCTTGGCGCAGGTCGTGTATCAACCGCTGTGAACTCAAATGCCACAACATTGATATTGAATAACACCAATACAGCAGGCGGCGGCGTAGGTGTAAGCATTGACGGATACTCTGGAGGAACAACAAACAAGCTGGCTCAAATTGTATTTGGAGGCGCAGGTGCTACTGGCGGCAACATTGACTTCCAGCCTTCGGCAGACGGCTCTGCATATAGCTTTGCAATGCGCCTCGACACCTCCGGCAACCTGGGTATTGGGACAAGTTCGCCTGCTGGCAAGCTGCAAGTTTCCAGCGATAACGTAGCGGTATATATCACTGATAGTTCCGTTTCTGCACCTGACAGTTCAACGCTGTATTTGGGCCTTAGCACCGTTCCTACCTACGCAGGCCTGATTGCAGATTTCTCCAATGACCGCTTAAACATTCGTCACAACAGCGCTACTCGCGCTACGTTCGACTCCTCCGGCAACTTGGGGCTGGGAGTTACGCCGAGTGCTTGGTATTCCTCAGCGTCTGGTCGTGCATTACAAATGAACGCAGGTTCTTTGTATTCGTTGAGCACAAACAGTTTTTACATGAACCAGAACGCTTACCTAAATGGTTCGGGTTCTTGGATTTATTTGGCTAACGGCCAAGCCGCGCAATACGAACAATATGCTGGTCAGCATCTTTGGCTAACCGCAGCCTCCGGCACAGCAGGCGCAGCCATCACCTTCACTCAAGCAATGACGCTTGATGCTAGTGGCTTGTTGCAAGTCGGTTTGACCAACAACACTGGCGGTGGTCGGATTGATGCTTTAACCAACGGCGTTTCGGCTTATGTAGCCCGTTCAGCAAGCACCACAGGTGCAAGCGGTGGAACTTCAGTTGTTTCTGTTCGCACGGTGGACAGTTCGGCAAGTTATTGGGCAAATGCTCAATACGATGCTTGGCAGCACATTTTCCGAGTCAGTGGGTCAACCGAATCAATGCGCCTCGACCCCTCCGGCAACCTGGGGCTGGGAGTTACGCCGAGTGCTTGGGCTACTGTTACGCCAGCCATTGAACTAAAAAATGGAGTTCATTTTGCTACTCTAAATACATCAACACCGATTGGGTATTTGGGAGCAAATTCTTATTACAACGGATCAAACTGGATTTACAAAGTATCCTCACAAAATGCAGTCCGCTATGAACTGAATGCTGGTGGTAATGGTTCTCATGCTTGGTTCACCGCAGCCTCCGGCACAGCAGGTGACGCCATAACGTTCACTCAAGCAATGACGCTTGATGCTAGTGGGAACCTGTTGGTTGGTACTACATCACCGCTTGTAAACGCTGGTGGTCGTGGAAACATCACTGTTAATGGCTCCACTGATTCTGTGCTTGCTTTTGGCATTGGTGCGGCAACTGCTGGCTACATCTATCAAGGACCTAGCACTTTAATTGTTAACACTCAAGGCGCAAGAGCAATTACCTTTGAGAACAATGGCACAGAACGCGCCCGTATTGATAGCTCTGGTAACTTTGGTATTGGGACAAGTTCGCCCTCTTACAAACTGGATGTAAGTTTACCTGCTTCCACATCAGGGATTGTTGCGCGTTTCAATTCTCCGTCTTATGATGAGCTTGACGTATATGTTGGTTCTTCAAAAGCATATATTGGCACAGCATCATCCACTCCACTTGCGTTTCAAACCAACGGCACGGAACGCGCCCGTATTGATAGCTCTGGAAACCTGTTAGTGGGGTTTACAAGTTCATTTGGAAAACTGACCGTTAATTCAAATGCCGCTCCAGCGTCTTCGGGAAATATGTCAACTGGATTGACTGTTGCCAACGGCACAGCGGGCACAGCAATTAACATTGGTACTTACGATGCTGGTAGCTATAACTACATTCAGTCGGCGTATGTAAATAGCGCAGGAACGGCCCGTGCTTTGGCTTTC